ATAGTTAAAAACTATCTAGCCAATTTGGTAAGTCCAACTTGTCTTTTTGTCTGTTGTATATTGTTGTAATTTTTTCAACCATCTCTGGTCTTTGTAGTACAACTCTTGCACCTCTGTGCAAAGGCTTGGGCCAACAGTCTATACTAACCCACGCATAACCTGCACTCTCATGATTACACTGTGGAATAAATTCTTCAAACACTGTGGTGCAAAATGTGTGATATGTAAACTTACCATCGTCACTCAAAAATGTGTGCAGAGGATATACTTTTTCAATATCAGGTAATGGACCTAATTCTTCTTTGCATTCTCGCAACAGTGTTTCTATTGGGCGTTCGTTGTTTTCACTTTTGCCGCCCCAAAAACTCCATGTGAGTGGATGACTTGTTTTTTTACTTCTTTGTTGTAGCATGATTCTGCCTGTATCCAAGGCTAGAAAACAGCATCCGCTTGCTTGTATCATTATAGGTATATGCGCCAAAATCCAGGATTGTATGTGCCTTCAAATGTGTTGACCCATTTGCTTCCTGTCCATTTTAAACTGTCTTGTGTTGTTGTGTTTGTGATATACTGTACATCAGTAGTAGAACTTGCATCAAATACAATGTCCCAACTTGATCCGTTGTACTGTATAATGTCATTTTCTTTACCAGCACTACCGCCCCATCCTATTCCAAATGCAATATCTTTGGTAAGTAGATATCTGTCTCCAGTAGCGGCAGCAGTTAGTGTTCCATCACCAGGTGAATTAATTTGTGGATCGATTACTGCGTCCACTACACCTTGTGTGTTGCTGGGCACAGTGCTAGAATCTAATATAATATCTAATAGGTTTGCATTGGTGGTGTTTATTTTTATATTCCCAACAATATCGTTTGTAGTATCTGCAGGATCTGCTGTTTGTTTTAGTCTCAGTTGACTTACATCATCTCTGACTACACCAAACGGTTTGAGTACATTTGCCCAGTTGAGTACAACAGAGTTATCATCTAAATTACTACCATTTTGATTAAGCAGTTGTGCAGTAGCATTGCCACTATTGTCAATGTTAAACTTCATTTTGTACTGTTCTAGTGTAACAATTTTATAGCTGGTGAATAGAGGAGTATAGTTCTCTCCTGCACGTAGACTTTCCAATCCTTCGTCTGTTACATCTTCAATGTTGTCAATGATAGTGTGTATCACTGTGTTTTTAACAACTTTAGCAGGAGGATTAATTAATACAGGTAGCGTAAATGTCATAGTGCTAATATCAATGATATCGTCAATGCCGCTGGGTATTGCTCTCATACTCCACGTAGTAGCAATTAGTTCTACGTAGCTGAGTGTACTCCAGTCCATTGCATTGTTGTTGGTGTGAATATTAAGTGTTGGATTGAATAATACTAGTATTTGTTCTAACAGTTGTAGTTTTTGTTCTGTGTTACTGGTCCACATGTCAACTTGCATAGTAAGTTGATAAGGCACAGGTTGATGTCTTTTAATACTGTATTGTTTTCCAACTTCGTTTTCATAACTGTTTGTTTCTTCGTTATACTTTTTTTCATAAACTGGAACAGTTTCTTCGTATTGAGGAAACGTTCTCATGTTTGGAGCTGGCTCTAGTCCTGTTACATGACAACTAATAAACGGAGTTGTCTGCAACATGTTCTCTGAATTTTCTCTTACAATGTGTGCAGCCATTCTGCTAACATCACCGTAACGTACTGGTACAGTTTGATATACAATTTCGCCTTCTTCGTTTACATGCATTGCAACTTGAAATCCTGCAAAGATACGAATAAACTGCTGAATGTATTTGCGCAGTTGTTTGTCGTAGAAGTAAGGTACCGCTGTAAGTTTAGAGCTTTGGTATGCCATTATTTGTTATCCGCTTGTGGTTTTATAACTTCACTTAGTGCAGTTTGTTCTTTAAATTCTTGGTCGTCAACTACTGTTGTTCTTTCATTGTTGATATAATCACTAGCATTATATGTTTTATCTGTCCAAGTTTGGTCAGTGATATTGTCATATAGTCTATGCCATTTATTTCCTCGTCTTACAAATAGTCTATTAGGATTGAAGTCTGATCTAATAAAGTATTCACCTTCGTTTGCAGTAGTTGGGAATTGATCACCACTAGCAATTGTCTCACCGTGGTTGTATGTGTTGTCTTGATTGACAATACCACCGCTTGTTGCATGATCATAACCAAATAAATGATCTACTAAACTTGTGCCTGTTGGATCTTCTGCATCAGCGGCAGCTACTATTGCATCACTGATATTAAATTCTGATTTATATGTACTAAGATCATTTTTGAGACTATTAGCATCACTACTATCTCCAAGTATATCGTAGTATTCTTGACTGTCTGTTAGTGGACTTAATTTTACACGCCAAATATGTGGATACCACGTTTGGCTAAAACCTTCTGCACCTCTGTTTGCATCATTCACAACATAATATTTGTTGATTGCTTTTTTATTAGCAGTTAACAATAAGGAATCTCTTAGATGAGGTAATTCTAATACATCACCGGGCATTAATCTTCTGCCCATTATCTCTACCATTTCATTCATGTGAAATGTCATATACAATTGATCGTTACTGAGAAACAATCCAAACTGTGTTAGATCAAAGTCTGTGTCTTGTACATTGTATACACCACGCATTTCGTATACATCTGGATCATACTTGCGATCTCTATTTTCTAAAAACAGCAAGTCTTGTATTTTTGTTTCATTGATAATACCGTCAATGTTGATAAACTCTCCACTTAGTGGATCTACTTCTCTACCGTCTACGTAATTGGGTTGACTGGGATCATTCTTATCTCCGAGATTAGCTGGACCTACATATTTGTGTACATGTACGCCTGTGCCTCCAATACTAAACTGTTCACGGATATTCCTATCCATGTAGTGATAGTCATTTGTTTTTGTCGGTTTGTATAAACTTAAACGTGGCATATGTATATTTAGCTGGATCTAGTAGGTTGACAAATAAGTAAAAGGTGTTATTATTGTTATGTAACAGATAGGAGATAGTCATGGCGAAGAGTGTAACAAAGCGTAAAAAGCCTAGAGCACAACGTAGAGCAAATGCATGGGATCAGCTTCCATTAGACAAAGGTTGGCATGCAGTACAGTATCATATTCACTATCTAATAGAAAGCAAAGAGTGGCTTACCAAAGTTAAGACATATATCAAAAACAACTACGATAAAACAGTGGTTACAAATATCAACAAACTTCCAGATTGGAAAGTTGGCGGTAAAAGTCATTGGGCAACCGCTGCACACTTTGAAGAACATGCTCCTGATAAAATACATCCAGGATATGTAGGAAAACTTGACAAGTGGATCAATGAGCTTTCAGAAGAAGGCGCTAAAGTTGTTGAACTTAAAAAAGTAGAAGACAAGAAGAAAAAGCAAGTATACGTGCCAACTATTCAAGAACGGCTCGAAGAAGCAACCATTGATAAAATGGAAGAGTTTGACCAATGGGAAGATGACTGGATGCGTGACAGCAAAAACAATCCGTTGCTAAAAAAGAATCCCCTCAACTACTTTAAAAAGTATGAGATGAATCTTGGACATTTACGTTTTGTAACTGAATTTTACAAAGGGCAATGGGAAGAGATACAAGAGCTTAACAACTTGCCAACGCCTAAGAAGCGTAACGATATGCAACAACAACTTGCAGAAGGTTACGAAACCTACAGTAAAAAAGAAATCAAAGAACTAACAGACTTTTACAAGCGACTGTTTGATGCTATTGAAATTGTCAAAGCAGAGAAAAAACAAACACGAGCAGTGCGCAAGCCTAAAGTTAAGAGTGCTGCAGAACTTGTTAAAAAACTCAAGTTCAAGCCAAGCGACAGTGAGTTTGGTATTGCTAGTATTAATCCAGCAGATATCATTGATGCAACTGCATTGGTTGTGTTTAACACAAAGAATCGTAAGTTGGGCATATACTTTGCAGATGATCATGCACAGTTTAAAGTCAAAGGAACTTCCTTATTGTTCTTTGATGAAACACGCAGTGTACAAAAAACAGTGCGTAAACCAAATGAAGTGTTGCCCAATTGGAAAAAGGTAACCAAACACAAACTAAAAACACAGTTTGGATATCTCAAAACAACTGAAACAAAACTAAACGGAAGATTCAATGCTGATACGATTATCTTAAAAGCCTTCAAGTAATAAATACTTGTATGGCATTAAAAGATGATATGATAAAAGAAATAGAACTACGTTTAGGTGGTCAGATGGTTGATGTTGAACTCGACCCTGAACATTATGACTTGGCTATTAAGAAAAGTTTTGAAAAATACAGACAGCGCAGTGAGAACAGCGTTGAGGAAGCATTTGTCAAACTTGAACTAGTCAGAGAAGTAAGTGAGTACACATTGGATGCAGATGTTATTGATGTATTTGATGTGTATAGACGTAGCAGTGGTACACTAAACAGTGCAAGCGGTGGTGACATTGAACCGTTTGAAACTGCATACTTGAACAACTATCTATTGTATAGTGGAAGAGCAGGCGGCATGGCAGTATACGATGCACTTGCTCAACACAGAGAAACACTAGGTAGAATGTTTGGAGAAAATTACACGTTCACTTGGAACACTGTAACCAAAAAACTATTGTTGCATAGAAAAGTTAAAGCAGACGACACAGTGTATATACATGCATATAAACAACGCAGTGATGAAGAACTATTGCAAGACACATATTGTATGCCATGGATCAAAGACTATGCACTAGCACATGCTAAACTAATGCTAGCAGAAGCACGTGGTAAGTTTAATACTATTGCAGGTCCACAAGGCGGCACAAGTTTAAATGCTGATGCATTGCGTATGGATGCACAAGCAACAATCGACAAACTAGAAGATGATCTCAAATATTATGCAGAAGGTCAAGCTGGTTTGGGCATTATTATCGGTTGACAAAATTGCCCGATCCTATTATTATATAAACATGAAATTAAAATTACTAGTAATTGGCCATGGGCGACATGGCAAAGATACTGTCTGTGAGATTCTCAGAGACAAGTATGGTTATAGTTTTGAAAGCAGTAGCAAGTTCTGCTCAAAACTTTTTATATATAATGATCTTAAAGAAAAGTATAGCTACACAAACGAAGAACAATGCTATGCAGATAGACACAATCACAGACAAGAGTGGTATGAAGCTATTTGCGACTACAATATACCAGATCCTGCTACACTAGGCAGAGAAATGTTTCAAGAATATGATATCTATTGTGGGTTGCGAAACAAAAAAGAATTCCATGCTATGAAAAATACAGGTGTGTTTGATTATTGTATATGGGTTGATCGTAGTGATCACTTACCACCAGAGAATAAAAATAGTATGAGTTTGGAACAATGGATGTCTGATTATACAATTGATAATAATGGCACATTGCAAGACTTAGAATTTAATGTGCAACAGCTTATAGGACATATTGATCCTTATAGTGTGTCAGAATAATTAAGTACTAGGTTAACCTCTATATCCCCCCTGATATATAGTCACTCTGGTAAATACTACTAGCAACCAATTCAATAGAGGAGAATGCAATGGCGTTAGTATCACCAGGTGTTCAGGTTAGTGTAGTAGATGAAAGCGCCTATGGCGCACCAGGTGCTGGTACAGTACCACTACTATTAGTAGCCACAAGAACAAACAAAACAGATCCTACTGGTAGCGAAGCAGACGGTATTGCCAAATATACTAAAACAGCCCAAGCTGGTAACGTAATTAAAGTTACTAGTCAGCGTGAGCTAACACAGTTTTTTGGTAACCCAACGTTTACTACTGTAGGTACAGCAATTACACAAGGCAGTGAGACCAGTGAATATGGTCTAATGGCTGCATACAGTTATCTTGGACAAGGCAGTCAGGCGTATGTAGTACGTGCAGACGTTGATCTTGCTCAACTAGAAACAACAACCACAGAGCCAACAGCGGCTTATAGTACAGCAAATGGTCTATGGTTAGACACAGATGCAAGTAAATTTGGTATCCACCAATGGAACAGCACCACTAATAAGTGGGAAGAAAAAACTCCAGCAGTACAAATTAACGTAGATGATGGCACAGATGTAGACGGCGATGTACACACACCAAGTGGTGCAAGTGCAGCCACAAACGGTACATTCCTAGTTGTTGTCCATGTTGACAACGAAACAAGCACAAGTGCAGCTCGTCAAATGAGTATTGAATACTTTTATGGCGCAGGCGGTGCATGGGAAGTAATGGACAGTGATGCAGACATGACAGGCGCAGTTGGCGTATCATATGCACCACACTACACAGCTCCTGCAAGCCCAGCAGCTAACGATGTTTGGATTAAAACAACACGCCCAGGCAATGGTTTAAATCTTGCAATTAGTCGTTACAATGCAACAAGTTCAGCATTTGCTACAGCAACAGTACAAGGTGTAACAAGCACACAAGCAGATGGCGCTGGCGCTATTGGCGACTTTGTACCACAAGATGGTTCAAGTACAACTGCTCTTACATCAAGTAGTGCTACAGTTGGAAACTTATTACTTGACCAACAAGCCAACACTAAAGCAACTATTGCTATCCGTGAAGTAGTAACTGGCGGCGCAGTAGGCGATTTGACTGCACCAGCAGTGCTTGCACAAGCTGCAACACCAACTGCTACAGCGGCTTCAGGTACATACTGGTTTGATAACACAATTAACAGTTTAGACCTATACAAAGTAACCAGTGGTAACTACACAACAACCAGTGCAACATACAGCACAACTGCTCCAACAGGACCAAGCAGTGGTGATGTTTGGGTTGACACAACACTAGCAGGTGAGAACCAAGCTAATGAACGTGCTTATCCAATGATCAAAGTGTACAACGGTTCAAGTTGGATCACACACAGTAACACAGACCAAACAAATACAACAGGTGTATTGTTTGCTGATATTACTGATACAGCAGCTGATG